GGAGTAGTTACAGCAACAATCACCGTTGGGGCTAATCCTTATGGAATAGCCTACTGTCCTACCAATGACAGAATTTACGTTTCTAACAATGGAAGCACATCGGTGTCGGTTTTAACTTAAGGAGGAATTTAAAGATGATAATTAACGCAGATGAGGTAGGCAATATATTAGCTGCTGGAAGGCAGATATATGGGGCTGAATATGATGGCGATATTCCTGAAGATTTTATGAACACATTTAGTCAAGGGAAGTATTTATTTGTGGATGGTGCGATAGTTCTGGTAGCTGGATGGGTGGCGCCTGTCAATGTCTCTAATGTTAACGGATTTAATTTAATTAAATAAACATATTAAAGGATTAGCATGGCAATAACAACTAGAACAGCTAAGGGAGCCGAACTTACATGGGCTGAGATGGATGCTAATCTCACTTCTCTTTTCGGTGGTGTATTATCAGGATTAAATACATCAGGTGGTGGTACGATAGGTGGATCAATATCTGCTACTGCTATCACTAATACTCCTATATCAGGTAGCTCTGGATCATTTACTACCATATCAACCACATTAGGTGTAACGATAGGAGGTAATCTTTCAGCTACCTCATTAAATAATACTCCTATCGGTGCTACTACTACAGCATCGGGAGCATTTACTACATTATCATCTTCTAGTACAACGACACTAGGAGCAACATCAGCTACCTCATTAAATAATACTCCCATCGGTGCTACTACTACAGCATCGGGAGCATTTACTTCTTTAGTAGCAACATCAGGAACAATTAATGGTAATCTTACAGCAACAGGTATTACTAATACTCCAATAGGTGTAACTAATCCTAGTACAGGAGCATTTACTTCTTTAACGGCATCAAATATTAATAATACGATTATAGGTGCAACTACTCCTGCTAATGGATCATTTACTAACTTAAATGCTAGTAATATAAATTCTACTCCAATAGGCGCAACTACAGCTAGTACAGGTAGATTTACTACTTTAAATATTACATCTGGTGTGATGGAAAGTAATTCAATCATAAATAGCAATTATACGATTGCTAGTGGCAATAATGCTTTTAGTGCTGGTCCAGTCATGATATCAACTGGTATAGTAGTTACTGTTCCAGCTGGATCAGCTTGGAAAATAATTTAAGGAATTTTTAAATGACAATAACACTTGATGGTTCCATTGGATTATTAGATTCTATACCAGTCGGATCAGTTACTCCTTCTACTGGTAAGTTTACCACTCTATCAGCCACATCCATCAACTCCACCCCGATCGGTAACACCACGCCAAGTACAGGGGCGTTTACTACTATTGGAGCGACTGGGAGTGCGACACTATCCGATTCGGGTACATCGGCAGCACTTATTACCAAGAGTGTTACGACAAATGAGAGAACTACAGGTGCTTTGTTTTCTGGTAGGTATCCAACCGATAATACGTGGTTAGCGTCCGATGTTAATGTGGGTACAAGTGGGCTAACCGCTGGTATCGCTTACTATGCTGGCGTTAGTGGATGGCGTTCAGGGTTTGAGGTGGCGAACATTGGTTCGGGATGGAGTACAGCGTATGTAATGAAAACTGGTGGTACAGTCAATCTTGTCAATGGGGCAGCAACCCTATCCTCCACAGCTCTAAACCTCTCAGTGCCCATCACTGGCAACCAGAATGCGAGCTTTGGGACTATTGTGGCTACTGGTAACGCTACATTAAACGGTGTTACCACAACTCTAGGGAATGCCACTGGAAATGCAAATTACGGAGTTAAGCTATTCCTGAATGCTTGGAATTCCTCGTTTAAAAATTGGCAGATAGACTCAGGTTACTTATCAAATGGGCTAGGATTTACGCCGTCTACAGTAGCAGGCGGTAACGTATTCACAACTCCTGTCATGTCGGTGTATAGTAGTGGTCTCGCAGTAACAGGTTCGATTACATCATCAAATTCAATCTTCGCAGGATCAGCACCAGTTAGAACAATTAAAGGGTACTTCGGACTCCTAGATTATTGCGGAGTGGTAGCTAACACAGCAACAATCACCGTTGGGACTAATCCTCAAGGAATAGCTTACTGTCCTACCAATGACAGAATTTACGTTGCGAACTATGGAAGCACATCGGTGTCGGTAATCATCCCAAGTACGGGAGTAGTTACAGCAACAATCACCGTTGGAACTGGTCCTATTGGAATAGCCTACTGTCCGACCAATGACAGAATTTACGTTGCGAACAATGGAAGCGCATCGGTGTCGGTAATCATTCCAAGTACAGGAGTAGTTACAGCAACAATCACCGTTGGAACTAGTCCTGTTGAAATAGCTTACTGTCCTACCAATGACAGAATTTACGTTGCGAACTATGGAAGCTCATCGGTGTCGGTAATCATCCCAAGTACGGGAGTAGTTACAGCAACAATCACCGTTGGAACTAGTCCTATTGGAATAGCCTACTGTCCGACCAATGACAGAATTTACGTTGCGAACAATGGAAGCACATCGGTGTCGGTAATCATTCCAAGTACAGGAGTAGTTACAGCAACAATCACCGTTGGAACTAGTCCTTATGGAATAGCCTACTGTCCGACCAATGACAGAATTTACGTTGCGAACTATGGAAGCTCATCGGTGTCGGTAATCATCCCAAGTACAGGAGTAGTTACAGCAACAATCACGGCTGGAACTGGTCCTATTGGAATAGCTTACTGTCCGACCAATGACAGAATTTACGTTACGAACACTGGAAGCACATCGGTGTCGGTAATCATCCCAAGTACGGGAGTAGTTACAGCAACAATCACCGTTGGAACTAGTCCTTATGGAATAGCTTACTGTCCTACCAATGACAGAATTTACGTTTCTAACAATGGAAGCACATCGGTATCGGTTTTAACTTAAGGAGAACTTTAAAGATGATAATTAACGCAGATGAGGTAGGCAATATATTAGCTGCTGGAAGGCAGATATATGGGGTTGAATATGATGGCGATATTCCTGAAGATTTTATGAACACATTTAGTCAGGGGAAGTATTTATTTGTGGATGGTGCGATAGTTCCGGTGGATGGATGGGTGTCTCCTGTCAATGTCTCTAACATTAACGGATTAGCATGAAACTCTACATACTAGAACATCTGGACACATTATTGGAAGGAAAATAATATGAGATTAGACACTTCATGGTAACATATTCAGATATATCATTAAATCTTCAGTCACATCCTGCTACCTTTGATATAGCAAAGAAGTTAGATGTTGATGCTGTTAAGGCATCGATGAAATATATTTTAATGGCATCTCCATTTGATTCTCCATTTGATCCCAACTTTGGTGGCAACTTTAAACACATGTTATTTGAGCTAATAACTCAATCTACTATAGCTGTTATAAAGAAGAAGATTATGTATGCTTTATTTGAGTATGAGCCAAGGGTTGTCATAGAAGATTTATATGTAGGAGAAGATGTAACAGGAAATGGAATTGATATAGGAATACTTTTTCATGTCATTGGTAATCCAGATAAACAGACATTAAACTTTTCAATGGAAAGAGTAAGATGAATAATCAGATCCGCATTGGTTCATTAGATTTTCAAGATGTAAAAGATTCACTTAAAAACTTTCTAAAAGATCAGTCAGAATTTACAGATTATAATTTTGAAGGTGCTGGTATAACTCAACTGCTGAATATCTTAGCATATAATTCACATTACGATGCACTAGCTGCAAATTATTTAGGGAATGAAATGTTCTTAGATACTGCTACTAAAAGATCATCTATCGTATCTAGGGCAAAAGAATTAGGATATACTCCAAGAAGTAGAAGATCATCTAAGGTCTATCTTAATATGATTGTTGGTAATGTTCCTGTTCCTGTTAATGGAACGGCACCATCTGAGATTAATATTCCACGTGGTACAAGATTTACTACTTCAATATCAGATCAAACTTATACATTCACAACAATCAATGCAGATAAATTAAAGGGAGGATCACTTTATAAAGGAATCATTACAGCATATGAAGGCATCCTAGTTCAAAATATTGTTATATATGATCGGACAGTGGGAACAGTTAAAATACCAAATGTTGATATCGACACAACCACATTAACGGTTGAAGTTAGAGAAGGAGCAGCAACTTGGGTTCAATATTATAATCCAAAAGATTTTCTTGCAGTATCTTCAATATCAAATGTCTTTATGTTGCAAGAAGGATTCTCTGGTTACGAAATATATTTTGGTGATAATGTATTAGGTAAGACTCCAACAGATCAAACTCAAATAAGATTAACCTATGTTGTCACGTCAGGTGCTATAGCAAATGGAGCATTAACATTTAGTATAGTATCAACAGTTCCTGATACCGATGCCAATACAACATTTTCAGTTAAAGCTGCTTCTGTTTCATATGGTGGATTAGATATCGAAACTCCAGAATCAATTAAGATGAATGCAACAAACGTTTTTGGTTCACAAAATAGAGCAGTAACAGCATACGATTATGCAGCATTAGCTAAAGAGAATTTTTCATCGGTTAAAGATATATTATCATGGGACGGTGCATCTAATATTCCTCCTAGATTTGGTAAGATCATGTTATGTGCTATTCCTATGATAGGAGATGTACTTAAACCATCAGATAAGGTTTTGATATCATCATATCTGGCTACTAAAAGTGTTGGCAATATTACAGTAGAATTTGCTGATCCGTCTTACATAAATGTTGAATTGTATGCTGATGTTAAATACGATCCTTCCGCATTAACATCGTCTGTTTATGTACTTGAGGCAAATGTTCGTGCCGCTATTACAGCATACTTCGATACGATTGGTAAAAAGTTTAAGGGCGTACTACGATACTCATCTTTGGTTAATCAAATTGATTCATCTGATGTTTCTATAATTGGTAATGAAACTTATTTGAAGGTTAGTAAATATCTTCCTGTTAAGTCATATGCTAATAATAATTTCGTATTTTCTTTTATCAATGCTTTGATTTCAGGATCACTAATTAGTAATTTCTTTTATGATAGCGTTTCACCTAATAAACTTTATCTTAAAGATTCTGGTGGAATAGTTAATATCTACTACAATATTGGTGGACAAGAAAACATTTATATATCAAATGTAGGAACAGTTAATTATGATACAGGTGATATCGTGATTAGTGGAGTTACAATGTCATCACTTGATTCTGCATCATTTAAAATATTTGCTACTCCTTCTACGCTAGATATATACTCAAGTAACAATGTTCTCTTAACTACTTTACAGGAGAACATTAATATTGATGTTGTTAAGGAAACTAAATAATGCTCCCAGTATATTCAGATATCGTAGCAAATCAATTACCAGAATCCGTCCGAGATAATGACAGATTTAAATCTCTCCTAGTTCATTATTACAACTGGCTCTCTGCCAATGGCCAACCAGCAGAATTTATTCAAAATATACTTAAATATCGTGATATCGACCTAACTAATCCAGAATTTAGATATCATCTAACAAAATCTCTTTTAGATTCAATACCATCGTATTCTAAGGCTGATAGAACATTAGTAACAAAACATATTGCGGCATTTTTGAAATCTAAAGGCAATCCTCAATCAATCAAATTCATTATGAATGCGATTTATGGAGAAGATTCTGAAATTGTGTGGAACTCTGATAAATTATTCAGACCATCAGCTAATGAGTATTCAAGAGAAGCTTCACTTGCAATCGAATCAAATGTTCCTTGGACTAATGTTGAAGGTTCAACCATAACTCAACCAAGTAATAATTCATCAGCTACGATCATTTCATGTGTAACGATTCCATATGGCGGAACAGAAGTAAATTGGCTTAAATTAGATGAGAAGTCAATAACAGGCAAATTCATTCATGGTGAAAATGTTGAAGTCCTAAAAAATAATATTGATCGAAGTTTTTATAGAATAACAAATTATTTAACTAACTCCGTTTTTACTAATAATGATATCTCCTTCAGCGTAATAACAGAAGAAGGTCGTCCATACGATAATTTGATAATAAAACAAATTGGATCAAATTTTAGAGGCGTAATATCTGGATTAGTTTCACGAGTGCAAGAATCAAATTCTACTAAGATTAACTTAGTTCTCAGTTCACATACTGGATCTTTTATTCAAGGAGCAGAATTATATGTGTTCGCTCCAGCATTAGAACCAATCCTTTATACCAAATCAGATTTCGTTACTGGTCAAGTATCAGCAGCTATAGTAGACGTAGATATTACATCTGGTGGATCACTTTATACGGCAGGTGATAAAGTAACTTTCATCGGCGGCTCAGGTGAACTTGTAGATGGATATGTTTCAGATACATCAGCAGGATCAATCGAAACAGTTAATGTACTAAAAAAAGGTTACGGATATTCTGTAGGTGATAAATTATTCCCTACTGGTGATGGTATAAACTTCTCAGCCGAGGTTTCTAATATTGATGGCATCAACGGTAACATCACCCTTACATCAGAATTAAATATCCTATCTCTGTCAAATGGTGGAGTAGATTATGTCGTGGGTGATATATTAGATATCTATGAGATTCCACCGAGAAAACATATAAGCATGATATCAACTGGAGCAACAGTAACTGGTTCTCCTCCTGCTAATATTACAGTGACATCAGTTAATTCGACAAATGCTATGGTTGGATTAAGTATTGAATCAACTCCTAGAAAAGTTCAAAATATAATTCCTGTTCCAGAAAATTTATTAGATGCTTCATGGACCGCAACAAATGGAACAATTACATCTGGATATGCTGCACCAGATGGAACCAATACCGCATTTAGATTTATGGAAACATCTGCCACTGGACTTCATAATATCAAATGTTTAGTTAATATTCCAGCAACAACTTCTACTGCTGTTATGACCGTTTATGTTAAACCAATAGATTATCCTCAATCAAGGAATATCGGTTTATCAATTAACACAAATGTATCAACCTCTGGCCTTATGTTCACTCCTACTAGTAACACATGGACTAGAATCGTCTTACCTGCTACTGCCATCGGTTCATTAAAATCTTTTTATCTCGACCTAGTAACAACAGGTAATGCCGAATCATATGTAGGATCAACTTCAATAGGATTTTATATCTGGCATCCTCAATGCGAAAACGTTTCCAACTCTTGGAATCAAATGCCATCTGAATATACGTCCAGCACTTCATACTTCACGTATGATAACGGTAATACTGTTTCAGGTACAACTGTCATACCTAATGTAGGTAACCATATTCCATATAATGGATCAGGCACAGATTATCCACCCTATACAAAATTAGCTGTGATTGATTCATCATTAGCTATCTTATCTGGATTTAATGCAATTCCAATAATTGACAAAGGAGCAATAACATCAATTGATGTTACCTCATATCCAACTCCAGCCAATGGCAAGATAAAGATTATTGCAAATGGATATGGTGCAACTATTACTCCTAATATCGTAAGTAATGCAATCACCTCATATACGATAAATACCGGAGGCGTAAATTATCTCGATCCTATAGCAGTTATAACAGGTAACGGTACAGGTGCTAATGTCTCATTAATTATGACATCTGGTGCCATAACAGGTTATACGATTAATAATACTGGGTCAGGTTATACGACAGCATCAGTTGAGATTAAAGAAAGATTAGGTTCAGGATTTAATGCTGTTCCTCTAATCAGAAATGCAAGTAATTTATCTGGATCAATTACAGCATTCTCATACTCTAATCGTGGAAATTATAAAACTATTCCACCATGCTTTAATACTCCATTAATTAATAACGTATCAAATGGAAGAGGAGCATTAGCTAATTTAGATTTTAGATTGTTGTCGTCTAATATTGATGATCCAGGAGTATCTTATCACGATACCGACCATACTGTTCCAGTAGTGAATGGATTCGGTTCAGGTGCAATCTTATATCCAAACTTATTTGATGGTGTAATCACAACATTACATAAGGGATCAGGAGGATCAGGATACACATACGCATATGCTACCATTGGTGGTGGTACAGGATTTGTCGGCATAGCATCAATCGTATCTGGTGCAGTCGATCAGATCGTAATTTATGATGGTGGATTTGGATATCAAACAATTAACAATGTCACCATAGTAGGTAACGGTACAGGTGCTTCATATAATATTCCATCTGTTGCTAATGGTGTTATTAAATCAGTTTCGGTTGTCAATGGTGGATCAAATTATGTTTCATCAACTACCATATCCGCTCCTACTACTCAAGGTGGAGCGGTTGCTGCTAATCTAATTCCAACTATCGTTAATGGTGTTATCAAATCAGTTTCATCTGATGGTGGATCAGGTTATATTCAATCAGACTTAGCTAATATCACAATTAATACAGGAACTACTCCTACACTTTCATTGACAATATCAGGTAATGGTGGACTACTAGGATATTCAAGAACAAGTTGGGGATATGGATATCTTGCTCAATCTGAAGCTAGTCCATTAGTCATATCAGCTACGATAGGATCAGGTGCAACATTTATTCCAACATTAAATTCATTAGGTGAAATTCAAAAGATTACGATAGTTGATGGTGGATCTGGTTATACGATGTTATCTACCATTAGCGTGTCCGGCACAGGATCGGGTGCTAATTTAATTCCTATCGTTTATCTGGGTAAGATAGTTGATGTCACTATCATATCAGGTGGAGCAAATTATAAGTATGGAACATCTGCTATCATCGTTGGTGATGGATTAAACGCAACTGTTACTCCTATAGTTGAAACAGGCATTACATCTGCTCAAGTATTAGCTGGTGGGTCCGGATATAACAATGCGACTAAAATATTCATATCAGATCCAACAGGTACAGGTGCAATCATTGCTCCAATATTAGATGGAGATAAAATAATATCTCTCACTATAGTTAATGGTGGATCAGGTTATACCAATCCTACTCTAACTGCAACGGTTGGATCAGGTGCTAATTTGATAGCAGTTCCAGAAAGATTCATATCTAGTCTTAACATAACAAATAAAGGATCAGGCTATACCTATGCAGATATCGTTATTCTAGGTGATGGATCAAATGCAGTCTTTATGTCAATATTAGAAAAATTAGGATCAATCGACTCGTGTGCTATATCAAATGTTGGTTCTGGTATAACATCAACTCCTACCGTTAAAATATCAGATACGAGTGGATATGGTGCAGTTTCAGCAATAAGAATATTAGATCAAGGTGCTGGATATAAAACTTCTCCTATCCTATCATTAGCTGATAAATATACCAGTGGAACATTATCAGCAACAGGTACTAAATTCTCTTGCTATGGAAGTAAGATAGGTGCTGTTAAAAAAGTGTCATTTAATAATAATGGCGCAATGTACGATGAACATCCAATTCCAATCTTCCCTCTTATCGCAACATTATCTGATAATGCAGCATTTAAAGTTGGTGAAGAAGTTAGAGTTCTAAGATCGGCAGATGGAGCATTATCTACTAATTATGTTCTTCATGAGAATTCTAATATAATTTTATACTCACAAGATTTTAGCCAGTGGACTAAGAACGGAGTAACAGTCCTAACTAATGTTGCATTAGCTCCTGATGGAACTACTACAGCTAATAAATTAACATTTTAATTTTGGATAGCATATGCCTATATCATTAAAAACAGATGCAAGCGATACTTTCGGATCATTACAGTTTAATGGAGTCGATAAACTTAAAATATCAGCAGCTAATTCCATCGGATTTGCTGCCGGTAGTGTTAGTCTGCCTTCTATTATATTAGGAGCAGATACAACAACTGGTTTATATCAGATAGCAGCAGATCACAATGCGTTTGCAGTTAGTGGTACTAAAATACTTGATATCATGTCTACTGGTATCGGTGTTACTGGTAACATATCAGCAACTACTTCTAATCTAGGAGCAACCGTATTCAGCGGTGCAATAACTGGCGGTGTTGCAGCCACGCTTGGCGCTACGAGTGCGAGTTCGTTGACAGTAGGTGGTGCTATTACATCATCAAATTCAATCTTCGCAGGTTCAGCACCAGTTAGAACAATTAAAGGGTACTTCGGACTCCTAGATTATTGCGGAGTGGTAGCTAACACAGCAACAATCACCGTTGGGACTAGTCCTCAAGGAATAGCCTACTGTCCTACCAATGACAGAATTTACGTTTCTAACACTGGAAGCACAACGGTATCGGTAATCATTCCAAGTACAGGAGTAGTTACAGCAACAATCACGGTTGGGACTAGTCCTTATGGAATAGCTTACTGTCCGACCAATGACAGAATTTACGTTGCGAACACTGGAGGCACAACGGTATCGGTAATCATTCCAAGTACAGGAGTAGTTACAGCAACAATCACGGTTGGGACTAGTCCTTATGGAATAGCTTACTGTCCGACCAACGACAGAATTTACGTTGCGAACTATGGAGGCACAACGGTATCGGTAATCATTCCAAGTACAGGAGTAGTTACAGCAACAATTACCGTTGGGACTAGTCCTGTTGGAATAGCTTACTGTCCGACCAATGACAGAATTTACGTTACGAACACTGTAGGCACATCGGTATCGGTAATCATTCCAAGTACAGGAGTAGTTACAGCAACAATTACTGTTGGGGCTACTCCTTATGGAATAGCTTACTGTCCGACCAATGACAGAATTTACGTTGCGAACACTGGAGGCACAACGGTATCGGTAATCAACGCAAGTACGGGAGTAGTTATAGCAACAATTACCGTTGGGGCTACTCCTGCTGGAATAGCTTACTGTCCGACCAATGACAGAATTTATGTTTCTAACTATGGAAGCGCATCGGTATCGGTAATCATTCCAAGTACGGGAGTGGTTACAGCAACAATTACCGTTGGGGCTAATCCTTATGGAATAGCTTACTGTCCGACCAATGACAGAATTTACGTTGCGAACAATGGAAGCGCATCGGTGTCGGTTTTAACTTAAGGAGGGCACATGGACTCCTAATCAGGGTTCTGGATTGACTGTTGTTGGTACGTTCTCATCAAGTGGGACATATACGAAGATCGGTAGAAGGTGACGGTAACGTGGACAGTTACTGGTTCAACGTCTACAGCAGTTTCGGCAGGGGTGTTATTTCATCTAATTTACCATTTACGGTTGGGGTTACCGCAAATAATGCACTTGCAGCATCAACGAATATTTACTTCTCAATAACATACACTGTATAAGGAAGATCATGTCACTCACCGAACAAAAAACACTGCACTCGATTAACCATATACAAGCAACAAATACGCTTGAGGTTAAATGGCATAACGAAATTCTCAGAGACGGAGAGGTCACATCTTCAATTCCTCATCGTGGAACGTACACACTTGAAACGAAAGATCAGTTTATTGCTGACATAAACGACTCATCAAAATCTGACCAGTACCTAACATTAACAGGATGGTAATTATGCACACATTAGCATTTATAGAATGTATCATCATAGTCTCACTTCAACTGTTTGACTTCTGGACAACTAAGACAGGTATCACATCTGGATATGGCACAGAAGCTAATCCTATTGTTAAAAAACTTATGGATCTTATAGGATTTATTCCAGGACTATTTGTATTTAAGATGGGTGTATCAATAGCCATATCGTATGTAACGTTTATGGGATATGCTGATACTCAATTTGGTTTATCTGTGTTTGGTATGTTAACGTTATTTTATGCATATATCACACTAAATAACTACAAAATTATTAAAGCAGCAAGAGGATAATATATGGGTTATATCGCACCGCTTTATGTCCCAACAGATTACATATTAAATGCGAACGATATAACTCAGGTTGTTCCCACATTGGCTATTGGTGGAACTTATACCTTTTCAATTTATGTTAAATCTGATGGAACTACTCAGCAACTCATGTATATTTACATTGCTGGATATCCACCACAATCTTTTATACCATCTTCATCTTGGGTCAGATTAACATTTACCTTCATAGCACTTCACACTGATGTACTTCCAACTATTGAATCCGCTACTACAGTATCATCTTCATTTTATGCATGGGGAGCGCAATTAGATTCCGGAACTACTCCTAAAGATTATGTTAGTACTACGACATCTCCCACATCATATTCATTGGGTATCGTATTAACTGAAGATGGTAACACATTAATTCAGGACTCAAAGACAGCAGAAGTAGGAGTATCTGCCACTGTTCTTGGATTTGATTATGATCGTAATATTCTTAAACTAGATGCTCTAACCGATGAGTTTTATTTGACAGATGAATTAGGCAACACATTTGAGACAGAAGATGGATTTGATATTCTACATCAATTATCTGGATCATTTGCTGTAGGAGATCAAGTTATAGGACTTCAATCAGGATGTAAAGCTACTATTCAATCTCTTAACAGAGCAAATGGTACTACTGTTATTGGTGGTAATGGATATTCAGCATTCAGCCTTAAAAATAATGTTGGTTTACTTAACAATGCTAATTCTGTCATAGCCGATAACCAAAGATATCAAGATTATTCTTATACCATTAAGTCTGGCATTCCTCTCTCATCATATGAGCAGATTGTTCGAGATACAGTTCATCCTGCTGGATTCGCATTATTTGGTGATGTTGTTAATAACGTATTTGTCGATGCTAATCTAATTGAGATTGATCCGTTTACATCAAGCGTATTCACTATCCTATACATTTTAAGTTTCTGTGATGTTTATCAGTCTGGTCCAGAATGGTCTGAGATATCAGATTTGTTTGGTGATATGAATAAGTTTAGATTTAAAAGTATGCCAATATCAATGGTACTTGATAGGAACATATCAGCCTCCTCTCAATTCGTATTCACATCATATGACGATTATATCAGTCCACCTATAGCTCCATCTGATATGTCTAAATGGAGCATTATTAACAATTGTCAGGTGACAAGATATTATGGAATCGGTCCAGATGCTTTCCCTTCATTAAGTAAATTATCTGATACGGTTAATGATGCAATATCTGGAGTGTCATTAGATTTCACAACTGTTGTTGGACATACGATAACATTAGAGTTATTAGTTAATAGACAATCTAATCCTTCAACATTTGTTCAATTTACTCTAGGCACAAATTATATAAATTTTAATCCAGACACTGGAACATATACCTCATCTGCCAACACAGTTCTTGATGTATCATATGTAGGACAGTTTTGGTTTGTCAGAATAAAGTTTATAACAACCGCTACAACAACTACTGCTAAGATATATCCTTCATACGGAAATACTAATGTGTTTGGTTCTCCTAATATTGGATCGACTGGATCTGTTGAAGTTGCTAATATTAAGATTAAAGATATCGCGTCTTTATCACCTACAAGAAATATCATCAACACATTTAATCCAAATTATATCTCAACTAAGATTTATGTATGTGACACCGAAACGTATGTAGCATAAATAGTAACATATCTTTAAGGGTTTCAAATAATGGCTGCTATTATCCGCGACACATTTAAAACAAATGCTATTCAGCAATTTATAAATTCATTATCATCTAATTCTCTTTATCTTGGTATTGGTAGACCTCAATATTGGGATACTACATCAGGCACAGATACGACTGATTATATCGTAACAGATCCAATCACAAATATTCAAACTCATAAGTCACGACTACTTCCAGATAATACCTTTTCATCTGTAGAAAGTGATTGGGAAGATATGATGTCACTTAAAAGATTGACATCTGCCGATGCAATAGCTGGAATGTTTAAAGAATTATGGCAAGCTAATACCGTTTATGATTGTTATCGACATGATTGGAATGGTACTCGTCCAGCAGTTTATTCTGGTATTAATGCAACTGCTCTTCCAGCATCACTTGCTGACGTTAAATGCTTCGTCATAACATCATCCTATAATACATATGCATGTCTTAAACAAGGAATAGTTAATGGTGTAGTTCAACCATCAATTTATTCTCCTGATACTGGAGTATCTGTCGGTACTACTCAGATGATAAAGACCGCTGATAATTATGTTTGGAAATATATTTCGACTACATCATCTGAGGACGTAATTAAATTTTCATCAACATATTATCATCCTGTAGAAACTGTTTTATCTGCTCCTGCTTCCACAGTTCATCCATATTATGAACAATGGTTAGCCCAACAAGCATCTGCTGCATATAAAGGCGGTATCTACATCATCAATGTCTTAAATGGTGGATCAGGTTACAACGGATCTCTTGCTGGTTCTCATGCTGTTACCAATGCTAAAACTGATACTCAATTTAAAATTTTAGGCAATGGATCAGGTTTACAATTTACAGTAGCGTATGGATCAGGTGGAATCATATCTTCAGTTGATATAACTAATCCAGGAAGAGGATACTCTTATGCAACTATCACCGCCATTGGTGGATCAGGAGCAGCGTTCGATATTATCTTTACTCCTATGTATGGATTAGGTTGTGATCCTGTAAGAGATTGTGCTTGCAGATATGTTATTCTTAATACCACTTTAGCAGGAGCAGAAGGTGGAGACTTTACTATAGCAAATGATTATCGAAAAATAACTTTGGTAATGAATCCATTTAATATTGGATCAACAACGGTAGCAACCTCTACCACATTAGACTCTACCATTCACCTAAATGTTGGAACACCACAAGTATCTGGTGCATATCCATCTGATGCTATCGTTACTGGATCAACTACAGGTGCTAAGGCAAGAGTAGTTGACTTTAATGCTACTACTGGCTTAGTAAGATGTATTAGAACATCAACCGAGAATCAAAATATCCAAGGTTCTAATAATGACTTCTCAACATTAGACACATTAACAAGTTCTCCTGGATCTGGTAATACTGCCATTATGTCATTAGCTTCTCCAGAAGTAGTCCAATATTCTGGTGATATCATTTATTCAGAATATCGTGGACTAATAACTAGAACTGGTGGTAATGAGTCACTTACCATTACAGTGAAATTTTAAGATAAATACACCAAACATACAAAAAGACATCTTATGACAATATCATTAGCAGCATCTCCATACTTTGATGACTATGACCATAATAAAGGGTTTCATAAGATATTATTTCATCCTGCTAAACCAGTTCAAGCTAGAGAATTAACCCAAATTCAATCTATCTTGCAAAATCAGGTTAAGATGCATGGAGATCATATCTTTAAAAATGGTACTATCGTAGTTCCTGGACATATCTTCTACGATAATTCAGTTACCCATCTTAAATTAGATACAATTTATAATAATACCAATATCGAATCCTATCTCGATCAAATTGTAGGCCAAACTATCATTGGTGATACTAATGGCATATCGGCTATCGTTCTTCATTATGATATTGCTACTGCTACCGATCCAACTACCCTTTATATTAAATATATCACAGCAGCAGGATCAGCTAGTAGTTTCCTTTCAGGTGAAACATTAACATTTAATAAAACTGGAACTATACCATTTAAGATCCAATCAATAACAGATTACACCGGCCAAGCTTCTATATGCACAATAAATGATGGTATATTTTATGTTAACGGATACTTCGTTGAGGTATTAAAACAAACAGCAACAGTTTCTAAATATTCTAATACCACCTCAATCATAATGGGACTAGAATACGTTGAAAGTATCATAACAGAACATGACGATGATAGCCTATTTGATAATGCTTACGGATTCTCTAATTATACTGCTCCTGGCGCACATCGTTTACAAATATCGCTCACTGTCGGTACTCGTCCTTACGATTATGTTGCTCAGTCTGCAACTGAAATTAATTTTATCGACGTTCTGAAAATAAAAGATGGTTCAATAGAATATCTTAATGATAAGACCCAATATTCAGAAGTTGAGAAGTTATTAGCCAGAAGAACATATGATGAGTCTGGTGATTATGTTACCAAACCATTCTCTTTCTCAGCATCAAATTATCGTAATTCTGATCGTGGTATCTGGGTAACTAATACTCCATATCTTGCAGGTGATATAGTATCTAATGCTGGTTTGTTTTATGTCGCTATCAACTCAGGATACTCCGGTGTAACTAATCCAGTTCATCTTTATGGACAACAATCAGACGGTTCAATTTATTGGAATCAGATTCAATCTAAAACAGGTTTCACTAATGGTGGAACTACTCTAATATCGTCGTCTAATATCCAAGATCATAAAGTAGCTGACTCTCAAATGTCAATTAGAGTATCAACAGGTAAAGCTTATGTTAATGGATTTGAAAATGAGTTATCTGCTCCTACTACAGTAATAGCTAATAAAGCTAGAACATTAAAACAAATTTCTCAATCTCAACTTTATGCTCCTACTGGTTCATATGTGACAGTTGATAATCTTCAAGGTATGATTAACGTATCATCTAATCTTACTCAATTATCAATATTAGATTTTACAAACGCAACAATTGGAATCGCATGGGCTAGAGCATTAGAATATTCATCAGGCGTGATGACATCTACAGCAGCACAATATAATTTATTCTTATTTGGCATTTCAATGAATGCTAATAAGAGTTTCGTTCGTGATGCTCAATCATTCGCATCGTCTGGTGTATTTTCTGCTCAAATAGTTCCTACATTAACTGCTATATCAGGTTCAGCTTCAACATCTGGATCATCTACGACCGTTACTGGACTAGGAACATATTTTAATTATGACTTGGGAGTAGGATCAAGAATTAAAGTTGGATCATCATTTACTTCTGTATCAAGTATTACATCTCCTGTAGTATTAGTTTCAACTACTGCAATAACAGCAGCAGCTGGGTCTACCATTTATGCTTGTACGTCACCCCTTACTAAAATAGGTGATTACATAACTAATATGCCATTCTCTGCTATCAATACACTGAGAACATCAATAGGTTCAATTGATATGCTTTATCAGATATCAAAATCATATGATGTTGTAACAACTTCTGGTGTTACCACTTGGTCCTATACATTATCTAATGGTGAAACTTTTCTACCATCCGGTCATATTATTAGAGGAACAAATGCTGCATATCCATCTGGTGTTACAATAGATATTTCACCAACAGGTGACACTATAACGATATCTAACTTAACTCCAACATTACATTATCCATTATTAGCATTACAAAAGAGAACTGGTGCATATGCTAGAGAGAAAACTAAATCTCTTACCACTTATACCCTAACAGTTAATGACACTGGAACTCAAACATTTAATAGCAAAACAATTATGCTCCCTAAAGCAGATTGTATCAGACTAATTAAAGTTGTTGAGTCTGGTAGTCCAACAGAAAAAACAACTTATGTAGCATCAGGAGAAACTGATGTAACTAAATATTTCACTTTCAACGGTGGTCAAACAGCAGAATATTATGGATTAGGTATTATCACATCTACTAGATCAAATACTCGTCCACTCAGAATTACATTCGATTATTTTGAACACTCAGCAGGAGATTATTTTAGCGTAGATTCTTATACGTCTGTTCCTAAATCACTCATACCACTTGTGTCAATTAATGGAACAAATTACCTAATATCAGATTGTCTAGATTTTAGATCAAGAATATCATCATCTGGATTAAACTTTGATACAGCCGGCGGTGCTTCAATTTGTGATCCACTCACATCTAATCAAACAATATCGACTAGTTATTCATATTATCTGCCTAGATTTGATAGTATTGCAATTGATACATCAGGTGCTATAAGTTATCACGAAAATTCAATGTCATTAAGTAATGGTATGACATTGTGTACACTTGGAGTTAAACCTTTTACATCTAATCCTCAATTCGATTGCATATTCCAAGATGTCCAAGTCACTTCATATAAGATGACAGATATCAAAGATATTGATAATAGATTGTCCAATGTCGAATATTATGTGGTCACATCAAACTTAGAGAAATCTACTCTTAATACATCCATCACAGATCAGAATGGACTTCAAGTTGATAAGAATGGTTATGTCGTAGATGACTTTACTAATCATGATATATCTGATACGACTAATGGAGACTATAAAGCATCCATCGACATAGTTAATAATAATTGTCAGGCATTACAATCCATCAACGGTGTTATTATGATGGAACCAGTTAATACTACAGACAGTACGAGATTAGCTAATGGATATCAGTTAACTAATAGTTCGATCACATTACCTTATATCGAAGTTGCTTTGATATCTCAGTTGATTCCTACGAGAGCAGAAAATATTCAACCATATCTTAATATCTCGTTTAATGGATTCTTAAAGTTAACTCCAGCAACTGATAATTATGCTGATAACTTTTATGACAAGATAGTTAAGACTGATACTTTATTAAATGGTAGATTAACAGGATCGTCTACATCCACTACCTCTACTTCATCTATAAGTAATGGGTCATCGCCTGTACTTTATTACTAGGATTAAATTAAATGTCAACAATATTATCTTCAACCAGCATGTCTACAACTCTTAGTGATCCTACTGCGTGGAATGGAGATTATAGAACAGATACAACTACAACTACAACTACTAAAAAAACATCTGCTCTAGTATCAGACATAATTACTTCATCATCTGTCGTTCCATCATCACTGAGAGCAAGAACTATTGTAATATCAGCTAATGCAATGAAACCATTTGCTAGTGTTAACTTATTCTTAGATGAAGTTAACTTAGATACAGTTTTCACTCCTTGTGTGATGTTAGAACTTCCAGTTGGATCAAAGTTTATTGGACAAGAATCTAATATTCAAACCGATAATATTTCATTAAGAACAACTCAAAATATTAATCAAAAACCATATCTAACATTAGGTCAAGGATTAAGTACACTTCCATATTGGACATATTTTACTAATGCTCATATCGCATTAGGTACGTCACACGCCTCAAGAAATTGTGCATACGATATTATAAACAGAGGTGAAGTTATCACTTGTTCAACTGGATCAGCAGTAGTAGTTGCAGATGAAATGATTTATGATAGAGTAACGAAACAAACAAAACGTATCGTATATGTGACTAATGTGATAGGATCATTATCTGGTCAAATTATTGGCAAACTATCCTCATCTACTGCTACGATTACGACAACTACAATTAAAAATAGTGGAGCATGTGAAGTAAATTCTAATGGTAATGTTTATGGTACGTTAACTATTCCACCATTCACATTTACTGCTGGCAACCATAATATTTTGATATCAGATTCAACTGACCCTAATAATTTAGCTGGAACAACCATATCAGAGTCATCTTATGACTCAACAGGAACGCTTGTCTTTACAGTTGAAAGTGTTCTTATTCAGAATTCAACTGATATTACTAGTACTAGTACATCGTCATTTACATATGTTTGGCCTTCTGTTGACCCATTAGCTCAAACATTCACATTACCAGATTCAATGCAAGAAGGATGTGCTATCACATCGGTTGAATTATTTGTTGCATATAAAGATCCAGCAGAGACTCAACCTATAATCGTACAAATAGTTGAAACATTAAATGGGTATCCAACTAAGACTGTTGTGCCTAATGCTCAAACTTATTTGATGCCAGCTAATATCGTGGCAGATAATAAAGGAAATACATCCACTAAATTTACCTTCTCTAATCTCATATGGTTAACAGCAGGAACAGAATATGCTATCAAGGTTCTATCAAATTCTGTCACATATAAAGTTTGGACTTCTTATCTAGGTGATAAAGCAGTTAATAATCCTGGACTATTAGTATCGACTCAACCAATCCTAGGATCATTATTTAAATCACAAAATAATTCAACTTGGACAGCAGAACAACTACAAGACCTAACATTTAGATTAAATCGTGCTAAGTTTAATACCAGAGTACTTGGTCATCCTACCTTAGTTGAAGCACCAAACGCTTCATTTGAAATATTACCTCCTAATCCATTTAAAGTAACTAATGGTCAACTAAATGTAAAAGTATCTCATCCTAATCATGGACTGAGTGTTGGTATGCTAGTTCAATATAATGATAGCACTGATACTCCTTTTAATAGCGTTTTTACTGTTAATAAAGTAGTAAATTCAGACTCTTATATCATAGCACTACCAGCAGCTAGTAGTCCAACAGTATCTAATTTCACAGGTGGTAACGTAGTAAAAGTTGAGCAAAATGTTAAATATGATACCCTAAGAGTGTTTGGTACGATAACAGGACCAAATGTTGGACTAAGATTATCTGCAAGATTAGCAACAGATACAGCTATTGATAGTGCTGATGTTATTCTAAATACAAATTATCTCATCAATGATTACACGTCTAATAAGTGGGTTCACTCTTCATTAAATAGGATTCAAAGATTAGCTGGAGCAAGTTCATTCACATTAAAGGGTGAATTAAGCTCAGTCGATGATGCTATGAGTCCTGTAATTAATTTGGATAAGTTATCAGTTCAGTTAATTAGCAATAAGATTAATACTCCAGCATTAACAGATATTGATTATACGATTGACTTTGATCCTATCGTAACTGGATCATCTAATGTAACCTTTGTTTCTGGAAGTAATGTGATTACTGTTCCATCCACCACCGACTTTTCTCGTATCGTAATAGGCGCACAATCCAAGATAATGTCAGGCAATAATATCAATAAAACTGGATATATTTCAGCGTATGATGTCGCTGGTCATACGATTACAATAGTTCCTAATACGACTGCCGATGTATTTGTCTATGAGTTGTTAGGATCAGCATCTATTAATCAATATAGCTCATATGTGACAGAATTATTTAACGCAGGAACAGCAGAGTCTAAACATATCACAAAACAAGTTAATCTTCTTAAAGCATCAACTGGATTCAGAATAATTACTCAGATGAATATTCATACGAGTGCTGATATTGCGATGTACTATAGGACAGGATTAAGTTCTTCATCATCTCCTTTATCTAAATCTGGTTGGGTTAATTATCCCATATCATATATCAAGTCAGCTAATGAATTTGACTTTACTGAGTATGAGTATAGCATCTTAAACATTCCTCACTTCGATCAATTCCAGTTTAAGTTTGTATTCTTGAGTACAACTAATGCCGTTACTCCTAAACTAAAAACGATGCGAATTATTGCTCATAGCTAAAATGATTAAAACAGATGTCGATGGAATTATGATGCAAAGTAAAGGAGTATTAATTAATATAAATCCATCATCTTATGAAAAAGAAAAAAATAAGATGATGGATATCACAAGAGACAAAGAAAGAATAAATAGACTAGAAAATGATATTCTTGATATCAAAGATGTCCTCGCTAAAATACTCCAGAAAGTCTCATAATGTCCATACCACAAGTCCTGATAACTAATAGCTTTGAAGATTGGCGACAAATTACCAATACTGTATCTAACAGTGTTGGCGACTTAGCTATTCTTTATAATACCTCTAATACTGACTTGGTTCACGCGTGTAATGATCTTAATACGATTAAAGAGCCTACTCTGACAGGAGCAGCAACGACAATATCTCATGCTAATCTTGCAGCTAATAAAGTTCTTATATCAGATTCTTCTGGTAAAGTTGCAGCGGCAGCTACTTCAACTACGACATTAGGTTACTTAGATATTGGATCATCTTTAACTGGTTTATTAAATTATCGTCCAACAGTCTTATCATCAGCAGGTATAGCTGGTAATGGCAAGATTTTATATGGATCAACAACTAATGTCTTAAATGAATTAACAGTAGGTTCAGCATATCAACTTTTATCTGTTAATGCTGCTGGAACTACTCCAACATATACGACATTAACTCCTGGTAC